TACATACCAACTTCCGAAAGTGTTTTAATTGTGTTTGCTTTACGTTCCAAGATTTCAGCATTTTCTTTTCGGTTTTCTTGTAGTACTGGGATATGCGCATAGCACAATTCTAAAAATTCGCCTTTTTCAAGCAATTTAAACTGTTCTGAACGTTGCATTGCTAGTTCTTCGGCTTCTGGTATAATAGTACTTTGATAAGCTTGTTTCATGCCCTCATTAAGATTTTCAAAGGTGCTACCTTTTGTACGACTAAACAGGTTAACATTCATGCCGTAATTATCAATGATTGTTAAAAAATCTTCATCTACTTCTTCGAATAACATCATATCCTTTGTTGGAAAGGACATTGATTGCCATGTCAAAGAAGCATTTGTCATAAGAATTTGTTGTTGGTCCTTATCAATTCCAAATTGTCTTTGATATTCCTTGTCAATTCTTTTACGTTCTGTATCTGAAAGTGGTATTGCTCCAGAACTATCTTTGGAAGCATTTGTAAGCAATCCAAGTGCTCCTTTCTTGGTCATAATAACGTTTCTAAACTGGTATGACGCACGAATGTTAGAAATAGGCATGTGAATAGGTATCATCGGACTTTCGCCCTTAACAGCGTTTAAAGCGTTAATTATTCTTGTATGATTAACCTCTTTTGTTTCCAGTTTGTCAATAGCAACTGAATTTCCCTTTTCAAAAACTTCGTAATAAAGAATAATATCCTCAATTTTTGTTTGTTTGTAGTATTTTCCAGATGTTTTAATAGCTACTGTTGTCGGGTCAATGTTTGTTAATTGGTCAGGCAAATCTTGATTATTAAAAGCCTTTAAAATATACTCGTAATTGTTACCGAATACACACCTGTTCTCGTTCCATTGTCTTATTAAATCATTTCCCTTTACTAAGGGATTAGGATTTTCTAAAAGTTTAACGGCTGGAGAATTAAGAATTTCAACTGGTTTACCATCTTTTCCAGCTTTGTAATGACGCCAAACTCCAGAAGCTAACAAATAACCCCTCCGATTAATTACAGCGTAAAGCTGGGGAGTAGTCATAAAGATATTATGAGCGTTCCAAGTGTCAGGATTTAAAAATTGTGCTTCCCCTGTTAAAATTTGAGTTTGATTTGGAAGTTTTGGTGTTTTGTAATACTCCCTTGAAGTATTAAAAAAAGCATTCATTATTTCTGGAACAGAGATTAAAGCCATAATTAAATTCGATTAATTTATTGCAAATTAAATCATTTATAATAAATTATTCTACATTTGCCATAGGATTATCAAATTTATTTCTAACAAGTTATGGAAAAGGAAAAGATTGAAGCCATTAAACAGGCTAAAAAAGACCGTGAAAAAGCCGTTAAAACTCAACAAATTGTAAAGAAATGACAAAGGAACAAGAAATTGCATACATCTTTAAGAATAAAGAGTTGATTATTACTCAAAAAACCAACGCGATTAAGCATGGGGATTTTTGTAATGCAGTAATTCAAGAAGATAATGGAGTTCAGAAAGCTGGTGTTGATGTTACTGGAGAGGATTCAACAGTTTTAAATGCAAAATTGATAATTAACACCACAAATGTCATTGACTCTCACATGGATTGCCATATCAACGGGTTGTGGAAAAAATCATTAAACGAAACAAAATCTTTGCTTTTATTACAAGAGCACCAAATGGACTTTGAAAATGTTATTGCTGATTCTGTAAATGACAATTTAATAGCGACAACAGAAATAATTGACTGGAAAAAATTAGGTTTTAAATTTGTGGGCAGTACAGAAGCATTGATTTTTAACGCTCAAATCAAAAAAGATGTTAACGAATTTATGTTTAATCTGTACAGAAAAGGGAGGGTTTTAAATCATTCTGTTGGGATGCGATATATTAAAATGTTCCTTTGTATAGATTCCAACGAAGCGATGTATTCAAGTGAAAAAGCTAATTGGGACAAGTATTATCCAATAGTTGTAAATCAAGAAGTTGCAGACCATAAAGGATTTTTTTACGCAATTACGGAAGCAAAAGTAATAGAGGGTTCAGCCGTTGTAAAAGGTTCAAATGCTTACACCCCCACAATTGAAATTGAAATTGAAAAAGAAAATACTGGAGCCGATATTATCACTCCAGAAACCGAAGCCGTTTTAAACACTTCAAACAACAAATCTGGGGACAAGGCTTCACAGAAAATTAGTAGTTATTTATAAACAAAAAAACAATGAAAAATTTTAAAGAATTTTTAGTTTCAAAAGGGCACAGCCAAGAGGCGTTTGATGCTATGGAACCAGCAGAACAAGCGGATTTATACAAGGAGTATAACGCTGAAATGAAATCCTTTATCAACGAATTGCAAAAAACAGTTGAAGGAAAGGTTGACCAAGTTGCTTTGGATAACGCTGTTAAGGCATTAAACGAAGGGAAAACGGAAGAAATGCGTTTATTAGGTGAAAACATGAAAACAGTAATGTTGGCAATGAAATCACTTAGTGAAAAAGGCGTTAAAGCAGAAGTAAACAAAGGTTTACGAGCTTACATTATGGAGCACTCTGAAACAATCAAGGCGATGAAAGAGAACGCTACACAGCAAAAAGCACACGCTGGGTTCTCAATGGAAGTAAACAAAGGAACACAGGGAGCAACCGATATTGGAGACCGTGATTATTTAGGTACAATCGAAGCTGGAATTGAAAGAAAACCAGTAAGAATGACCAATATAATGGACTTATTTTCAAGAGGTCCAGTAAGCACTGAATATCTTCACTATTGGGAAGAAAACGTTGTAACTCGTGATGCTAAATTCGTGATTGCTTGTGCAACTTCTACGCATACAACCAAAGTAACTTGGGCGAAAAGAACTGTTGAATTAGCAAAACTTCGTGATATCGTTGATATTTGTATCGATATGATGGATGATTACGCATTTGTTGAGGGCGAAATAAACACTTTAATAAACGAATCTATTGCTTTAAAAGCTGAATATGAATTGTTATTAGGTGCTTCGGCAACGGCAACAGATATGCTTTCAATAGACTTTATTTCAAGTGAATTTAACCCATTGAATGTTCTTGCAGATTTCAGTTTAGCAATCCCAGTTCCAACCTTGGGAGATTTGGCAATTTGTATGAAAGCACAAATCTACACTTTTGGACAGCAAAACAAATGGAATGCAGACACTATCATAATGAATTATACTGATATGGTTACCTACTTACTGGCTAAAGATTTGAATGGAATGTATTTGTTCCCGAATTTTGCGTTTGGAGTAACTGACAGAGTTGGGGATATGAGAATTGTAACTTCTCCAATTGTGGCACAGAATACGATGTACGTTTTAGATTCTACAAAAGGAAAAATTCTTGACAGAAAGAAAACGACAGTAGTGGCTTCATTTGAGAATAAGGATAACATTGAACATGAATTGGTGACAATGGTTGCAGTTGAAAGACTTCAATTCCATGTACGTTTAATCAATCGTGATGCGTTCATGAAGTGTTCAGATATTGCAACAGCGTTAACAGCAATCACAAAACCATAATCTTTTAAAAGATGAAAATTAAATTCACAAGAGATTACTCTCCCCGTAAAAAGGGAGAGATTTTCGAAGCAAGAAACAGGGACGAAGTAAGAACGGCTGAATGGTATTTAGCGAACTGGATTGCAGAACTTTGTAAATGCTCACAGGCTCCAAATGGATGCCCAGATTGCGAGGAAAAAAGCAAAGCGAAAGAGGTTGATTTATCAAAATTAAGAATAATTGACCTTGAACCAATTGCTGAAAAACTTGGAATTGAAGTGCCAGAGGGAACAAAAAAAGCTGGAATAATCGCATTGATAAAAACAGCACAAGCAGAACAGGAAAACAACTAAAAAATAAAACTAAATGGCTTCAATCTTAACCGTTCAAGATTTTGTTGGAAAGTATGAACTTTCAATCACAGAAGAAACAGAAATTAAACTTCAATTTTATATTGACCGTTTAGAAGTTTCTTTATTGCGTGAATTGTTTGGTTTGGACTTATACACTCTCTGGGACGGCTCGGTTAATCCTATTTATACCATTCTCACAGCACCTCTTGTTTTTCAAGAGGATGCCTGTGAAGGTAAAATATGGGAATCAAAAGGTTTGGTTGATATGTTAATTGGTTTTATTTATTTTGAGTATTCTCGTGATGCTTACACTCAACAAACAGTTGATGGAGCACAGAAAAACGCTGGGGAAAACAGTTTAAATTCGACTTTTGCGATGGCAAATTTGCACGGAAGATATTCGGAAGCTTTAACAAGTTACGAAGCAATTCAAGCATACATTAAAAAAGAATCGGTTATTTATCCAGAATTTCACGGTATTAAAAAACACGTTTTAATCCCGTTCTTTTAATGGAAGATATAGTAAACATAGTTAAACGAGAAATAATCGATAAAATGTCCCTTAAATTGGAAATAAAGTCGATTGTAACGGTGTTGATTACTGTTTGTAATCCAAAATGGGCGAGAGTTGGGAGTTTTGTTAAGGATGAAAACAATGTTTCTTATAAAATTATAGCTGTTGATTATGTTTTAAACACAATCACGGTTGATACTGATTTTTTAGGAACAGAGGTTTATTTAAAGGCTCCAATTTTTTTATATGGAACGCCTTTAGAGGTTAACTCCGAATGGGGTTTGTTAACTAAAATAGAAAAGGACAAAATACCTTTCATTTGGTTAATATTACCAGCAAACGAAGTTCCTTTCGGTAGAGAAAGTTCCATTGAAAGAGAAGCAGAATTAAGACTTATTTTTTCTGATAATCGATTGGTCACAAGTTGGAAAATAAAGGACATTCACAATTTTAGGGTGCAATCATTATTAAATATGGTTGAAGAATTTAAAAAAGTGATTGTGCAAAACCCAATTTTTAAAACCGTAACCGATTACAGACAAAAAGTGCTTGACAAGCTGGGAACAGAAAGCGAAAAAGGTTTTATCAATAATATAATTGATGCGAATTTAACGTCTGTTGATTTAAGGTTAACCCTACCGATTTACAAAGGGATGAATTGTATTTGTTAAATTAAAAAAAAGAGAAAATATGTCAGTAGGATGTAATTGCACAAATGGATTAGGAAACACAGGGCAACCAAATTGTATTCCAATTCAAAGCGTAACTTCGACACTTATCATGGTGCCGTTATACGCAAACGATGGAACAAGAAACGGAATAAATTTAACTATTCCTTTGCCTGTTTGGTCTGATTTAGTAAACGAAGCAGATGCTTCAAAACGTTGGTTCCCGTTACCAAAATTTGAGAATGTTGAAATGCCAAAAGCTGATTCACAATTCGAAGAAAGTAATTCTGGACGTAAAGTGTTTTTACGTGAAGGAGTTCGTTCTTTCGCTGGGGAACTTTGGGCAGAAGATTCAAGCACGACTTTACTTGGAAAATTAAAAGGTAATCGTTGCGTTGATTTTGGGGTTTATATCGTTGATGTAAATGGTGATTTAGTAGGCAGTCAAGAGGGGGACGTTTTATATCCTGTTCCAGTTGATAATCCAAGCTTTGACCCTCGTTGGATGGTTGCAACTGATTCAACAACTTCAAAAATTATGGTGGCTTTTGATTTCGCTCGTTTATTTGACGATTCAACACTTTATATGATTACACCAACAGAAGCTGGAATTGATTTTAATTCTTTAACAGGCTTAATTGATGTGAATTTTGACTTTGTTTCTTGTGGTCAAACTGTTGCCGTTATTGAATTAGATTTTGATTATGGAACGGCAATTAACAAGTTAAAGTTTATCGGTGGAACAGCTCCAGATTTTTCAATTTTTAATAATACTACTCCGGCACCTGTTATCGTATTATCGGCTATTGAAGGACCAGATGGAACATACACAATTACTTATGCTTCTCAATCAGTTTCAGACAGTTTAACGTTCACTTTGAACAAAACTGGTTTCATTGGAAACGGAACAGAGGTAGTTGTATAATTTAGGTTTGAAATGTATATCCAAATCGGAAAAATTGGTATTCATACGGAGACGTTGAAATCAATAACAGAAAAGGAAGCCGTAGAAAAATTCAGTCATATTAGCGCTTTAATCGTGAAAATGGCTTGGAAGAAAGCAAACGGAAAAAAAGCGAAAAACGTTGAATAAAACGTAACCTAAAAATGGTCAAAGGGTGTGAAGCAATT